GTTGGGTATTTATTTGAAGAAGATGTGCGTTTATGTTTATTTGATTTGGATTTTTTAGTTGTGGGATAAAAGTCTGTAAGTTTGCTCGACCTCTTTAGAGTGTTGGAAGAAGAAGATGCCATTTAGAAAAGTTGAACTGACAGGTTCTTATATGTCCTTGGTATATGACTCATTGCTGAGTCTGAAATAAATATTCCCCATAAGGGGCACGAGTAGGTAATACAAAAAAAAAACCCCCTAGGGGCGCGACGTATGTAATACAAAAAAAAAACCCCTAAGGGGCGCGACTGGAAATACCTAAATGGGACCGTCAATGTCCCTGTCCTTGCCCTTCATTATGAGGCGTTCCTCTGTTGCCTCATCAATACAAGGCCCTCTCCTGTTTTCACAGGCGGCTTGTAGCGATTCCATCCTTATAACAAGGCGGTCTATGTCGGATACATTCATATCGATTTGACATTTTCCGCAGGATTTCTTGAAGGGGTTTTTATACTCCTTTGGAATGCATTGATACCAGAATGCAGGTCGGCCCCAGGACCCCTCTGGTATCGGCTCATCCTGTAAGTCATAAAACTTGGGCAACTTTAAACAAATATTAAGAGGTTTAATAATATGGTATTAAACCTAGTAATATTTGCTTACCTGTTTATATATGGGTATTCCCTTCTCCAAGGGATTTACCTGGCAAGAGGCCCAGTGCCACTTGCCATCTGATCTGTACTCTTCTAGTACTTCCCTTTTCTTCCATCTTTGAAAAAGCGCGTATAATATCCGGGCATGTGTTTCGCAGTCCTCGAAGGTTGGCGCCGGCTATAAGCAGAAAGACTTGTCACTATACAACGTATACAACCTGTATAGTCCACGAGAAAATCTGCTTACCAAACAGACCCACACGTCTGGCGTACACGTGCAGCCCAGAGGCGCCGTGCACCCGAAGCGACGAAGGTGGCCAGACGTGTCGGGCTGCTCTGGCGCTTTACAAGCGGTTGACGTGCATATAATTTCGTGGTAATCGCACGCCTGCGAATGTACGACAATGTAGGCGATAAGGTAGTTTCCCTTTGCCATTGCTGCCACGTGCTCTTGGTGGGTGAGCGAGGAGGAAGGCGAAGCCATTGGAAGTTGCTGTCGGTGTTGTCGAAGATGTGGTTGGAAAAGCTTGAGAGGTTGGAAATAACTGGAGTAAGAGGTATTGGAATAGGTGAAGCGCGTTGATCAAATGGGGGGGTGATAGGACTTTCGATCTTGATGGGTGTTGGGGAAGAGTAAGGTGTTTCAATATGATAGGTGAGGTTGTTTCTTATATAGCAGGGCATGTGAGAATGATGGTGTTTGAGTCAGAAAGCTTGGTATATATATATATTATTATGATTGGTGTTGTTTGACTGAACTTTAAAAGTCAGCACAGCTTTTATCAACAAACTTAATCAGCACAGCATTGATCAACAAAGACGCGACGCGTCTGTCACGTGACCAAATAAATATAAATAAACAAAGCTTTGTTGAGTCAGCACAGCTTTTATCAACAAACTTAATCAGCACAGCATTGATCAACAAAGACGCGACACGTCTGTCACGTGACCAAATAAATATAAATAAACAAAGCTTTGTTGACACACGCCTCTATCTATAGCCCCCGGCAGGGCCATTATCCGGATCGAGAAGACGAAGCGAGTCAGTAGTCATTTTCGTCATATGCATGAGACCCCTGAAGTGAGCAAAGGGAGGGGACCCCCCGAAGGGGGGGGAGGGTCCCTTTGGGAACGGAATGGGGTCTCAAATATACATAAAGCATTCTGACCTCTTTCCTAATTTTGTTAAAAATAATAATTAATTAAATAAAGGAGTATCTAAAGTAACTATATGACTATTAGCTGTTATATAATCATATGTCGCCTGTGTTACTCCTTCTTCACTTCTTGGATCTACATTACAGAGAAAAATGAAACCTTTCCAACTCCTTAGAATCTGACGAGATCCTCTATATTTCCCCGTTATGTCGAACTCTTCCTGCATTCCAAAAAAGGCCTTCCATCGTTGTCGTGGTAACAGCTCTGACATGGGAACGTCATCAAAGATCATCAGACGACAGCTGTCATCTATCTTGTCGACATTCCACTCCGTTGCCATGTAACCATGTTGTTCCGAAATAGAACGCGCCCATTGAGTCTTGCCAAATCGGGTAGGGGATATTATAATAAGTGATTTTGGGCGCTCTATTTCGTCATCGCCTAGGATGTAGTTGGCGTAATCGGAGAGGACACGCGGGACATTGGGGAAGTCCGCCAATGTGCGGCGGGCAGTCCATTTCTTCTTCTCGGCAACGTAGCGGTCCCGTCCACAAGCCTTTATAGACAAATAAGACTTGCAAAAATCTTTAGGCGCGCCACTTGCAATTGTTGATAGAAATTCTACCTCCGTTGTTTTGTTGAGGGCATCTATGAAAACGTCTCCAGCAGATCCTCTTGCCTCTATTTCTTCCTCTTCCTCTATGTTGCTCTGAAACCAACCATCTTTCTCCAAGTATCTCAGTGTATTTGACCACTGAGTTTTCCCACCACAAGGCTTTATGTTTGGATGTATGCCTTGGTAGTCGAAGACCTGTCCTCTTTCTGTGCAGCATTTCCCCAGGTCAAAGGCCATGTGCACATGCCAGCTTCCCTCCTCCATGTCATTGTTTAAAGCTGCTTCGTCGTCGTGCTTCTCGATAGCCCACTTCCATTTGAAGTCGTCAGTACCGAGGCGTGCAATGTGCGGAACGAGCGCGACGGCGAGGTCATTGGCGGCAAAGAAGTTGCCTACGCGAGAGTACGTGAGAAGAGCACGACGGCCCTGGAAGCGGAAAGTGTTGTCAGTGCGGATGGGAGGCATCGGACCGGTGGTTGGCTTTTTTCCTATAGGGCCCTAAGATTCAGCCCTATAGGAAAAAAAAACAGCAGCCACTTATATATAGATCTTGACAGGTGACATGACGTGTGAATATTAAAATCAGCACAGCTTGTATCAACAAACATAATTAGCACAGCATTGATCAACAAAGACGCGACGCGTCTGTCACGTGATCAAACAAATACAAATAAACAAACCCACTCCTTTAAAAGACGGTCTATTCCTTGTAGAGGCGTTAGCCTCTGGCGAAGCCATTCTATTGTATTTATAGTTATTGCCGTAGGCAATGAAGCGTAGTTGGGACCCTGCAGAGCAAGGGTACGAAGCTGAATTCTCTTATTTACGCGTAGCGTACAATTCCTAAGTTTTAGGTTTAAAAAGAATTTCCTTTCTTGGAAAGAACAAAAATATATAATAGGGGGACCCCATATGGGGAATACAAAGCTGAATTATTGTGACCAATACAATGTGTGGATAATGTCTAACAGAAGAGAATCTTTGTTTTGGATGCGTATCAAAGGTGAACCAGAATGAACTCCGCCTGGTTGCCATATAAGAGTTAAATAAGTATTCTTGGAATACTTAATTTCCGATGATGTTTCTGTTATTGATCCTCCTCTTACTATGTTATCTTTATATTGAACTAGGCCTGGTAATTTTTGCCAGGAATTTTCTATGTGCATTGATGAATCGAGATGGTGTTCTTTTCCTGGAATTGTTGTTACGTTGTCATAGAGAATTCCAACCTTGCTTGATGGAGCCCAGTAAAACGGAGTAGAAGGATATTTGGTATTTAGGGGAGGCTCCAATAAGTCGTTGAAAGTGTGTTCAGTTGTTATCTCGGTATTGTCTGCGGCCAGGTATCTTTCTGACCATTTGAATATGGCGCTCTTTTGATCATCAGAATATGTCATAATACCCGGAAAAGGTAATAGTTCATATTCCTGTAGATTATCAAGCGTTCCATCTAATGATGATGCCCGATTGTATCGGGCATATCTGTCAGATGTCCATACGATTTGTCTACAAAACCAGGGTTGATCAGACCTGGTTTCATATATTAAATCCGTCGTTGTTTTTATTAGATCGACAATTGATTTATGGCGATAGCCGATGTTTTCAAAATAGTGTGTTGATAGGTTTTGATGTGCGAGTGAGGAGATATTGGCCGTATAAGATGGCCATTCACATTGTGAAGTCATATTTAGAATCATTTTTGATCTTATCCAAAGGGGGCCTCTTTTTCCTTTATTTGGTTTTGCAAATCTTGTTTCATAAAAATGTTTGGCGGTATCTGGGCCTTCTTTTTTATCTTGTGCTGCCTTGATATGGCCAGCTCCAGATGATGCAGTTGTCATTTTATAGTAGTTATATTTGCTGTTGTTCGGTATTTGGGAATATTTACGTGACCAGATGTTTTGTTTTATTCCCTTAGGAATAGTCGATCTTGTTGAATGACGCGATTTGGTGAACGTAGTTCTGTTTGTGGGAAGAGATGATGTTCTTTTATGTGTCGTTGGGTATTTATTTGAAGAAGATGTGCGTTTATGTTTATTTGATTTGGATTTTTTAGTTGTGGGATAAAAGTCTGTAAGTTTGCTCGACCTCTTTAGAGTGTTGGAAGAAGAAGATGCCATT